CCACCTGCGCTGTAGTTTGTTCCTGATGCTTCGTCAGAATTACCTGTAACATCTGAATAGTTAGTTGTAGAAGCATTATATGTTCCCGAAGGAGATGCTTTAATTAGTGCAAGTTTAATACTGTCGGTATCTAAGTCATGGATACCACCAAGTAACTCTGTTTTGAATGTATTACACATTGCAGTTGTAATAGCCATGATTAGGTTCCTTTATATACAAGTATAGGTGGGCCACAAGTAAGCAGCCCACCCAATAATTTAGTTATGCAAGTGTGTCACGATCTACTTCATTAGCAGCAGTGTCACCTTGTGAACTTACGTCCATCATTACCGCATAAACACGAAGTTTACCTGCAGTAAACGAAGCACCTGATCCACCAAAGATTACGTCAATGGTATCATCAGATGCAGATACAGTGTCTCCAGTAATAGAAACACTTGGAGCATAAGCACCATCAGCAGCACCGTCGATGTCAAATGATGCAACAAACTCGTCAACATCACCACCTACAAAACCTACAGTTACTGTAGCATCTGTACCTGTGTTCATAGTTGCTGATTCAACAACTTCAAGACCACAAGCCATAACTTTGTGACCAGCAGGAATAGTGATAGCTTGAACTGAATCCGTAGAAGACGGATCAATAGTTGTAGCTACGATGTCAAGAGTGTTCTCGACCATGTAAGGGTTACGACCACGCTGAGAGTTACCAGACGCTGCCTTTAGAAGTGAAGTAATGTTAGCCATGTTTCAATCCTCCCTTATGCCAAGTGATACTTAGCGTTCACAAGAGCTTCTGGACGAAGGATCTTGCGACCATATAGATGCATACCCCGAACAATGTCAGCGAATGAATCTGGATCACGATATGTTTCAGTTTTGTTGATCTGCTCTGCAGTTGCAACGGCTGAATCGTGTCCTGCAACAATCATACCATAGTTAGTAGATGAGTTTGTTCCTGTGAAAGAAGGACCAGTACCTACTGATGGCAGATTGTTTGAAGTGTATACACGGAAACCATGAATGTTTGTTCCGATTTGACCATTCTGCAATCCAGAACCACCAAAGTCAGCGTTAAACAAACGTGAGTCTTCGTCTTTCAACAACTCCATAAATACAGGGTCTACTACCAACCAACGGCCTTGAGTATCCACATTTTGTTGATCCAACAAACGTGACATACGTGCAATAACTGTCAATGGGAAAGTATCACCAACGGCAGGAGTTGAGTCAGTTGCTCCACCTGTACGTGGCTGCAATGCCAAAGCATCACCTGCTGAACCACCGAAGTCTGCTGCATCAATTTTCATTGAAGACAACAGTTCGTCAGTACCTGCAGTAGATACAGCAACAGTACCATTAACAGTTGTGTTTACTGTGTCAGGTGTACCGTGTAGTGCAGACTGTTTAAAGCCTGTCAAGTAACCAAGTACGTCTTGGTCAAACTGATCACCTAAACGATAAGCAGCACGATCTGACGCAAGGCTTTGGAAATTGACGTGACTATGAGCTTCTTCAATATCATCGACTTTGAAGGCAAAGTAGTTAGCTTTATCAATTGTCAATGAAAAATCTTCATCGTCAAGATCCTGTGGTGTAATAGTTGTACCACGCTCATATGCTTTAACGGTGATCTCAGGTTCTTTAATAATTTTAACTGAGTCGCCCATTGCAGAAATTTCTCCGAAATAATCAGAGTTAGTAATTGCTTCACAGACAGATGCTTTGCGGAACGCAAGTTGCACCTGTTTGCTGTAAATAACTGGTGAGAAATTACCGTTAGGTAAGTTACCATAACCAGCAGCGGATGAAAATGCCATTTTAATTCTCCTTAGCATAATATCACAGATGCAAACGACCAATGACTTAAACAGAGGCTAATTCTACTAGGGTGCGTTTATTAGAAAGTTGGCCTACCTTCTAGTAAAACGGGCCACGAGACATTAGGTTGTCCGAAAGCGTGTATTGTTGTTTGCGGAAGTTTAGTTAATTAATAGTGCGGGTAACTGTAGTTAGTACCTAACAGGGCCGCACTATCCATTGTACATATAGTTATATCATAAATATTCTATATGTCAATACCTTTATCTAGCAGAGCCAGACATATCATAAACAAATTTACCAGTACGAATAGATTCCATAATAGCCTCTGACATTTTTTCATATTGTTGAGGTGACATTTTAGCTACATCACTTTCTCTAAATGTATCACCAGTACTATTAGTATCTGGTTGACTTCTGCTATTACGGGTATTTACTGAACGTGCAGCATCTTTACTATTAGAAGGTTTCTTAGTTCTAATGTTTTTATCAGATTTGTAAAGGTCAATTGCTCTACTTGCTGAACGTGCATCATTATCATTTTCGTATAGTGCATCTTGTACCCACTTAGGCTGTTCTTCTGCCCATTCGTGAAACTCATCACTATTACGTATTTCACCAAAGTCTGGGTGTGCCGCCATTAATTCTGCTTCTGCTTTTTCACGAGAAGCTGTAGCTCTCATTTCATCAATTTCTTTTACACGATCTTCTAGTCCTGCAGATTGTTCTTTAGCCTTTTTAATTGCAATTGTTTCTACAATGGCTGCTACGTCAGGATATTTTTTTGCCCATGCCTCAATGTCTTCATCAGACTTAGGTAACTTAATTTCTTTTTGGGAGACTTGTTTAAGTTGTGTTTCAATAGTATTAAACTTATCGGCCCATTCTTTTTCTTTTTCTTGCATATGTCGGCGCAAGTCACCATAACGTTTTTTAAAACTTTTTTCTTCTGCATTAGCTGGTTCAGCTTCTTGTGGTTCCTTTACGTTTTCATCTTTTTGTTCTGCAATAAGTTGTTCTAATTCTTCTTCTTCCATCTTGCGTTTTTCATCATTACTATATTTACGATTAGCAAACGCTACTTTTGTTGGTGCTTTTATTTTTTCAGACATAATTGTATCGGACATTTTTAGTTCCTTTTCTGGGGCCACCGTAGCCTAGTGTTGGTAGGGGGATGAGTAGCCAGACAAATGTAGCAGATTACTTACGTGCTGCTAAACCACGTTTTTTTGAGGTAGCCTTCTTTTTAGGTTTAGGTTTACTTGCTAAACCACCTTTACTAAAACCACCACCTCTTTGTACTTTAGATGCGTAAGTTTCTACATTTCCTGTTGGCGTACTTACACTACGAGCACCCCCTGATGTTGGTGCAGATACACCTTCACTTTTAGCAACACTTGCAGCAGCAGATTTTCTAGCTGCTTCCATTGCTCTTTCTGCTCCACTAGGACCACTGTCCCTAGATTCTCGTCTAGGTGCTGTAGTTACAGTAGGCGCAGGTGTAGTTACTGCAGGTGTAGTTACTGTAGGTGTTTGTGGTTGACTTGTAACTGCTGCCGCCAATGCGGGATCAACTTGACCAGCCTCAAAACCAAGAGGTGCACCACCTAGACCTTCTAAAAATTCAGGTTCAAAGGCTGCTTCTCTTTGTTCTTGTCTGTCTCTAGTCATAGCTTTCATTGCAGTTTGAGCCATAGTTAAAGGATCTGCACTATCTTCTTCTTCTGGTGGTTGATCTTGCAACGCCCTAAATGCAGCGGCACCTTGTTCTGCAGACCTTCTTGCGGCAGCTATAATTGGATCAATAGGAACTTCTGTTGTTACACCACTTTTAGCCGCATCTAATGCTTTTTGAATTATAACAGAAGCTGTTTCTGCAGCATTTGGTTCTTCAGGAGTTCCAGCAACTATACGTGCAATTTCTTCAGCCGTGAGCGTTTTAGTTGTTTCTGGAGAAACTACAGAAGTTTCGCCCAGTACGCTAGTATCACCAAAAGCAGCTTCTTCATAGCCAGACTGTACATAGTCTATACCTTCTTGTACTGAAGTTTTATCTAAAATAGTAATAGTAGGTTCTTCACCTTTTTGGTCTGGTCTTTTAGGTGGAGCAATACCTGCAGCATCACTGACACTATTTTTTATAACTTCTTTTTCTTCTTCTGGCGTTAAGCCTAATGCTTTTGCTACACCTTTAACAGCAGAACCAAGAATACCTAATAAATCTATATCAACAATACCTTTACCTTTACCTTTAGTTTTTTCTTCAAGTCCAGTAAGGGAATCTTTTAATTTTTTTAATTGTCCCGCATCTGACATTTTTTTAACAAAAGCTTTATCCTTTAATAGTTCATCTAGTTTTGTTAAAGTCTGTTTTTCATTTGCTTTAGTTGCAGCATAAACCATAGCACCAAGTGCAGGATTAAGTACCGCAGCAAGCCCTGTCATTACACTACCTGCTGGACCTTGAATTTTATTAACTTCATTTACAATAGCTTCTGGTGTAGCTTCATCCCAATTAAATGGTGGAGGTGGAGGTGTAGGATCGTCATCTCTACCACTACGAGTGACTTGTGTTGTGGGTACTGTAACTTCTCCTTCAGGTGGCGTTGTACCTTCAGCAGGATCTTGTCCTTCTTCATAAGGTACATATCCTGCAGGTATTTCACTAATAGGTTCACCCTGATAAAACTTAAATGTTCTAATGTCACCAGTTTCACGATTAATGTACTTTACGTCAAGATAAATATCTTCTACAAATTGTTCTGCTTCTACTCTAGGTGTTTCTCTACCTGTAACAGTTTTACGAGTTACGCCCTGCCCAACAAATTTAGGCATGTATCCTGACGTAGGCTGACTAGGTGCAACTTGTGTATTTTGATATGTGGGTGGTGTAAACGCACTAGCGGGTGCTTGATACTGATATGGATTAATAGGAGCACGATTGGCATACATAGAAGGCTGATAACCAGCAATACCTGTAGCAGGTTGCTGTTGTTGTTGCCCTACATATGTACCTTGTTGTGCATGTAGTACGCCACCTTTATACTTTTCTTGTGGTTCTTCCATTGGGCCACCAACAATAATAAGGTCAGCCATTTCAAAAGGCATGTCATCTTCCATAGTAGCTTCGTCACCATTACCCATTTGGCCCATAGCTTCCATTTTCTTTAAACCCATTTTAGCATCTTGACGCAACTGCATTAATTTGTCAAGTCCAATATAACGTGTTACATCTTCTGGGAATATAAACTCACCCTCACTAACCATAGCAGGGATGTCATCACGTACACCTTTTTTAGTTCCACCTACAGGAACTTCATTTCCAGATACTTCATCTACTGTGCCACCCTCATCTCTGAGGCCACCGTCTTCAAAAAGTTCCATTTGATCTTTCATAGGAGTACCACCTTTATTAAACTCAAGAGAATTACTACGGCTTTGTGCAGCCTCAATAGCTTCTTCTAATTCATCGTGTATGCTAGTAGGCTTTATCAAACCTTTATCTAACAGTTTTATTAATTGATCTTCAGAGTATTGTTTGCCGCCATGTATAGTAGGAATATTAATCCACTTATCTTTATATTCAAAAGTTGTAGATTTTTCAGATACCATTTCACCTTCAGGTGTTTCATAAACATCTCTACCTGTTTGTGTTTGTTTACCTGTCTTTTTTCCTACATCAGCCATTCTTTAATACTTCATCTCTTAATAGTTTTAATCTACGCAACTGATATATAGCGCCCTGTGACCTATACATAACTTTATCATTGTCTGTTTGTTCCATAGAACGATGCTGTTGCGCTATAAGTTCATCTATGTAATTACTGAACTGGCCCCATTGCTGCTGATTGTTCACCAGCCCCTTGAGCTTCTTGAGGTGCTCCTTGTCCTTGTGCATTTCCACTGAATCCTTGTTCATTAGGGGTTGGTGCTTGACCTGTACCTATAGTACCGCCACCTGCACCTGTTGGATCTGCTGGGTTAGCTCCTGCTGGTCCAGCTTGTTGAGGTTGTTGTTGCTGAAACTCTTTCATAATCTCAGCTTGTATTGCTGCTTCAGACATATCGTTAGTAACTTTATCAGGATCAAGATCAAGTGACTTAGCAATTTCCCGAATGATATATTGAAACTTAGCAAAAGGTGCAAGAGCAGGACTTGAAGCAACTTGCATAAACTGCATAAGACGTTGACTGCGTACTTCATTAGCCATAAGGCTTTCAGTGCCACGTGCTTTAACTTCAAGATCACCTTTAATCTCAGGGTCAAAGTCAAACTGCATATTAAATCTAAAGAAACCTTCACCCAATGGACGAAGTAAATAATCATCTACATTCTTGATTACATTCTTTATACCGCCTTGTGCGGCACCCATAAGCATAGAAATGCCAGAAGCAGTACGACCCACACCACTGACCCCTGTTTGACCATGAGCGAAAGATGGAAATCCAGTTGACTCATCTGCTAATACTCTTGCTTTATCAAATAGCTGCAAGTTTTCTGCAGCAACATTAGGAAACTTAGTTCCAAAGATAGCTTGCCCCGGTGCACCACCTTGGCGTCTAAATACTTTGCCGGGATATACTGATAGGTCTTGACCCGGTACTAAATTAGTTTCATCAACTTCAATTAAAAGATTACCAGATAATACAGCATTGTCAACAGCCATTCGCATAAAGCCGTTCATTAATGTTTGTGTATCATCCATATTTTCCGCAATACCTACACCAAAGAATGAATATGGGTTTAGCTCATACGGTACTGCCATGTAAGGAATACGTGCAGGTTTAAATGGATTAAGTACCATACGTAACAGTTTACCATTACATATCCATACATTAGCTTGTAACTCATCAATATCCTGCATCTCTGTAGGAATGTCTACACCTTGATCCATAAGCATGTCTACATCTACAGTACCCCAATACTCAAGTACCTCAAAACGTTCTACACCATGCTCTGGTGCATAGTCTGATAAATCGTCTTCCCAATATTCTTTGTTATAGTTTTCGCCTAGTTGAATTGCTTCATCAATTACAGTGCTTCTAAAGTAAGGGCGTTTCTTTAGTGCCCTCATTTGTGAACGAGATAACTTATGGCGCTCAATTACATACTGCGCTTCATCCATATTGTTTGCGTCTGGGTCTGGGTAAAAGTTCCATACAGATACATGAGATACTTGTGGGATTGTTTTAAATACAGGAGAGTATTCACCAGTTTCATCATCCCAATTAGGATACTCTTTATCTACAGCAAATGGACCTTTCATTACGCCAGTACCAAATAATGCCATTTCAAATGCAGTACTACGTAGATGTTTAGAAGCACTAGATTCTTCTAGTTGATCTTGTATTTTCTTTTGCATCTTCTTAGCTGCAATCATTGCTGGACTAAACGTAAAGGAGCTAGGTGTTTTACCTGCTCCCTCTTTTAGGTTGTTAATAGGCTCTAGTTTATCCCGTAACTCAGGGTTAAGCATCTCATTAAGTGTTTTAGCTGTAGCACCCTTTGGGAACTCCATGCCATCACCTTTAAATCCATACGGACTAATTATTTTATCTTTACCATCTTCACGAATATTATCAGGTTCTGCTGGATCAAAGGATACATCTTCAACTACACCATCAGGCAATTCTGTAGGATCAACAGTTAAAGGAAACTTCTGCCCTGCAAATAATACATCTACAATTTGACCATAGGCAGCAAGAGTTTTAGTTTTAGTGATCTTTATAAAGACACGTGATTTCTCAGCTTCTGTAAACTGCACATCTGGACCATAGATACCACGATAGTTACGATAAGCACGTAACCAACGGTCTTCATCTTGCTGTCTATAATCTTCTGCACGATTATACTTTTCCATAATAAACGGAATAATATTAGCAGTCTGTGCATCGTCTACTGTAGAATCTTCACTATCTTCTAAAACGATAGCATCATCTTCAATAAAGCCTTCTGTATCTTCTTCCATTTATTTTTCCTTCGCCATAAGCGTAATTACGACTGTGCCGTTAATAACCAAAAGTAGCATCTGCTACTCGCATACCACCAGATGACATACCGTTTGGATCATAGTCAAATATACTGAATCGTGGTCTTGACATAATACCATACCTTAAAGCATCGTACAAGTGATCTTCGGAGGTAGTGTCAATATCTTCTGGGTTTCTTTTGTCAATTGGTAAGGCGGGTAGTTGAGCAACAATATTGGTACAAGTATTAAAAAACACCATACGAGGCTCTTCTGTAAATTCGTCAACTTGTAACCGTCTATGTATTTCGTTTTTACCAGCTACACGTGAGCCTTTAGATCTATCAGATGGACGCCAACGACATCCACGTTGAATCATTTGTTCAGCCAGTGATGGGCCAGTATCACCACGCTTGTGCCATAAAGAGCTATCAAGAACGCCATACTTAATATTTCCATCTTCAGCCTCTAAATCTAACACCATATCTGCTAAATCTGCAGCTAA